AAGACCAGATGTACTAAAGCCAGTGACTTCGATTCCGCCACGGAAGTGGCGAGAAGCGAACTCCATCATGGAAGATGAGGTTAGTGACTTAACATCACTAATTTCGACTCCTAGCTCTAACATCAGTTTCCTATATTCTTCAGCTACACTCTTGCTATAAATCACTAGATCATCCCCTAAAAGGGAATAATCGGCGAAAGCGCCATATCCCGCGCGCTTAGCCGCCCACTGTACTAAAATATGGTGGGTAAGTGAAAACATAGCCCAAGAGCTATACGCACCCATAGGCTGCCCAATGGAATATTTAATATTGGTCAGTCTACGGCTCTGAGTCTTACGAGAATGCGGAACTTTTACATCCCCATTGTACGTATAACCTAGATAAACCAGAATGTAGCCCCACGCCGCTGCTACGTCTTGAGAAGTTAGAAAACTCAAGATCTGCTGTTGGATAGGCAACGGTAATCTATCCGTTGCGTCTTTCAGATCGTAGCAAGCAAAATACTTGCGACGTGGAAGATCTCTAATGAAATTAGACTGATCGAAGGTACAATCTTGTTTAATACCACGCAGGATAGAAAGTAAACTGTCGTGTAGTGGTAGTAAACAGGTTTGAGACCAGTAGTCAAGTATAGCTACTAGTCTCGTTTTCCCCTCTTTATCCTGAATGGCGGTTAATTTCCGCAATTCAATTTGAGGAAGGGATCGGACCTTATCTAACTTCATCAGCGTTAACATATTCGATTTTAGTCGATTACCTGCGATAGTCCATATCGCTTCGGCAAGACTCCCAAAGGGGCCCGTCCTCGGCTTCATAACCGACACGAGTTCCCTTATGGCGTCATATGTAGCTGGTCCTTGATTAGGACTAGATTTTGTGCTTAGATGATATTTAAGCCAATTATGTTTCAGAGATCCTTTCCTTATTTGTAGACCGTTAAAGAAGTTCGCAAGGACTTCCTCGGGAACTAAAGTCCCGCCGTAACCTGATGGTTCGGTAATGGCCCCAAAGTTCGGAATTGGAGCAGCCACAAAACTCTTTGATGACCTTAACAGGGTCAGCAAAAAGCGGTGGTCAGTTTCATCTTCACTTAAGGCAAGTACCTTAAGGGGTCCAAGGACCCTCGGCAAACCTTGTTTGTCGATAGAGATAAACCTCTTAGTCACTAACGTTGGATTCTTAGCCAAGAACCTTATGGTAATCGCGCGTACTTCTTTGAAATACGACGATGTCCATACGACCCCCTGTAACTCTAAGAACGTGACTTGCTTTTTAAACCAATATTCAGCATACTTTTTAAACTGAATCTGTTTCTGAGGGCAAGAAGCGATTGATGGAATAAGCCATTTTACATGGATGGCATAAACCTGAGATATTCTCGTTATTGATAGTTGGATATAATTGGACATATTATCTTGTAAAATGCATGACGGTTACTAGACTGGAGTTACCAGAGGTCGTGTCCTACGGAGTTTGTCTTCGCTCAGACAGATATGCTTTCTGCCAAGTCCCTTCCTTGAGAAGAAGG